CGACGCCGGACTCGTCTTCACTAGAGAGAACGGCCTACCGCTGCGACCCGAGTACGCGACCCGCCACTTCCAGGCACTTGTTGCGGAGGCCGCGCTCCCAGGCATCCGTCTTCACGACCTTCGCCACACCAACGCGAGCCTTGCTCTCCTGGCTGGAGTCGAGATGAAGGTCGTCTCAGAGCGCCTTGGTCACTCCCAGATCTCCGTCACCGCTGACCTCTACACCCACGTCAATCGGGGACTGGGGCGGGAGGCGGCCGACCGGATCGCGAAGGTACTCAAGACCACCGGCGCTGCAGTTCCTACCGCATGCCTACCGCAGGCCGTCGAAACGGCCACGCAGAAGGAGGACGACGCCGATGTTCACCCCTGAACGAGCCAGGCCCCCGCCCGCGTTTCCGCTGGTCAGGGGCCTGATCGTCTGTCTCAACACAGAGCGCGCCCGAAGGGATTCGAACCCCTAACCTTCTGATCCGAAGGTTCCAGGAGCGAGCCGCAGCATCCTGTCCCGCGCAGCATAACGGAAGGTTAGTGGGTACCACCCTCGCTCAGCCGAACAGCGAGGAGCCCAACCATGCCCCAGACGACGACTTACCACGATTCCGCAGGTCACACTTGGTTCATGGACCCGCTGCCGCTGCCCGAGACGCTGGAGGACGTGCTGTCTGCCTGGCGCCGGCACAGCATGGCGTCCGGTCACTCTGAGCGCACCATCACTTCCCGCACCTACACAATCAAAGGTTTGGCCAAGAGCGTCGACCCGTTGACCGCGAACCGGGAGCAATTGACCCGCTGGCTGTCCGAACTGACCAACGGCCGGACCGGCGTGGAGGCCTCGAAGTCCTCGAAGGCGACGTACCGGGCGCAGCTACGCGCGTTCTACGTGTGGCTCATGGACACCGGGCGCCGCGAGGACGACCCGTCCGCCCGACTGCCGAAGCCGCGGGTCTCCCCCGGCCAGCCGCGCCCGCTGACGCCGGCGCAGGTGGAGGCGATCCTGGGTGCGTGCAGCGACCCTCGGTCGAGGATGATCCGCGCCTACGTCCTGCTCGCCTGCTACGCCGGGCTGCGGGTGCACGAGATCGCGAAGGTCCGCGGCGAGGACGTCCAGGGCGACGACCTGCGGGTGCTGGGGAAGGGCGGCCACCATGCGTCGCTGCCGATGCACCCAGCCATCCAGACCCTGGCGGCGGCGATGCCGGCGGTCGGCTGGTGGTTCCCTACAGACAGCGCGTCGGGGCATGTGCACCGCTGCTCGGTGTCGTCGGCGATTAAGCGGGCGATGGTCCGGGCCGGGGTGCCGGGCACGCCGCATGCGGCCCGGCACCATTACGGCACCCAGGTGCTCCGGGCCTCGGGTGGGAACCTGCGGACCGCGCAGCGGGCGCTGCGGCACGCCAACGTGGCGACCACGGCGATCTACACCGACATCACCGACGACGCCCTGCGCCGGGCGATCTCCGGCATACCAAGTGCGTAACAACACTAGAAGGGTCACACTCAGCCCATGAGACGCATGCACGTCATCGGCTACATCGCGACTGGGCTCGTGGCGTTCGGGATGGGCCACGCGTCGGCGGCGTCCGACGGCGGCTCTGCGGTCACGGCCACCAGCGCGCCGGCGTCCACGGTCACGGCCACCAGCGCGCCGGCGTCCACGAGCACGGTCACCGTCACGACGACGGCCTCCAGCGCGCCGACCGCGGCTGTCACGTCTGTCACGTCTGGTCCAGGGAAGTATGACCAGACGTGGAAGACGCCCTACGGGGACACCAAGTGCGCACAGTGGACGTCGAGCATGACGGACCAGCAGCGGTTCGTCGCCGCCCACGACTTCGTGGTCAGCCTGAAGGTGAAAAGCCAGGACCAGTCCGACCCGTTCGTGAAGCGGCTGGCGACGAGCATGAGCGAAGTCTGCAAGGCCTCGCCGTCGACTGAGATCGCCACTGCCTTTGCGACAATCGTCGTTGGTGCTCCCGGAGACTTCCCCAACGTCCCGTAGACGCAACGAAAGCGCCCCCCGTCCCGGAGGACGAGGGGCGCTGCGTGCAAGCCCCGCCAATCCCGGGGGAGGGCGAGGAGCAATGCTGGCCAGACTACGCCAGCGTGTAGACCCCCAGCGGGTGGACGTTGACGGCGTCGCCGGTGCCGGTCCTGGCCCACAGCCGCACGAGGCCGCGGGGGTCGGTGTCCGTGGCGAGCCGCGCCACCTCGATTCCACCGGGGGCGGGCAGCGCGACCACGGCCGGGGTGAAGTCGCCGGGCGTGGGCCGGCCGTCCCAGGCGACCAGGGCGACGGCCGGGTCGGGGCCGGCGGGGATGACCCCAGACACGAGCTGCCGGGCGCCCGCGGAGACGTGGATCGTGGACGACGGCGCCGCGGTCGACGCTGTGGCGGGCGCCACGGCCTGCGTGGGCTGCTCGCTCACGACGCCGCCACCTGCAGGTAGCCGTCCTTCAAGATCGGCGACTCGGGTGAGTCCCCGATCTTGATGTACCAGGGGATCTTGCCGGCGGCGAGGGTGACGAACGCGCGGACCGCGGTCCCGGTGACGGTGGTCCCGTTGGGCCCGGGCCAGGTGGTGACGTAGACCCCGGGAGTCCAGGTGGCCATGTCGTTCGACCAGGCGAAGGTGTCCGCTGAGACGTCCTTGCTGGCGACGAAGGGCAGGTAGACGTAGGCGATCGAGCCGGGCATCAGGTCGGTGCTGGTGACGGCTTCGGACATCGGCTGCCTCTCCTAGAAGGTGACGGGGGCCGCGCCGGCCCAGGCGACGGCGGGCTGGGCGGCGGTGAAGGTTTTCGCCATGGTCACTGGGCCGGCTGCCCACCCGACTTGGACCTGTCCGGCGGTGACGGTGATGTCGCGGACGGGTGTGCCGAGGAGTGCGAGGGTCCCGGCGCCGGTGAAGGTGGCCGCACCGGAGACGGTGATCCGCTGCCCGGTGTTGAGGGTGCCGACCCCGACGAGGGTGAGGGTTCCGGCCATGCCTGGTCTGCCGGTGGCGGTGGTTGCGCCCGTCCCGGCGCTCGAGCCGGCGCCGCTGGTGTTGGGCGCGGCGGTGGTGGTGAGGGTGCCGGTGCCGGGGGTTGAGCCTGTCCCGGCGGTGGCCGGTGTGCCGGTGGCTGTGGTGGTCCCGGCGCCGGGGAGGCTGCCCGTACCGATGGCCCGCAGTACGCCGGTGGCGGCTAGGGTGCCGGAGCCGGGCAACGCGCCTGTGCTGGCGATGGTGAGCGACCCGGCCGCGGTGAGCGTCCCGGACCCCGCCAGGGTCGCCACGCTGCCCGTGGACGGGCTGCCACCGGTGGCGAGGGTGCCGGCGCCTGGCAGGGCGCCAGCGCCGCTCACAGCGACGGCCACGGGGACTGCGGTCAGGTTTCCGACGCCGGGGAAGGTGCCCGTCCCGGCGGGGCTCTGCGTGCCAGTGCCCGTGGCGGTCAGGGTGCCGCCGCCGGCGAGGGTGCCCGACCCGACAGCACGGGGTGATCCCGACGCGGTGAGGGTCCCGGCACCGGCCAGGGTGCCGGTGCTCGCGGCAGCCGGGGAGCCCGAGGCCGTCAATGTCCCGGCGCCAGGACTCGACCCGGCGCCAACGACGGCGACCGTAGACGCCGCTGCTGACAGGGTGCCCGCGCCGGCTGAGGAACCCACCCCGGTGTGGGTGGGGGCACCGCTGGCCGTGAGGGTGCCGGTGCCGGTGAGGGTGGCGCTGCCCGAGAGGGCGGGGCTCGTGCTCGCCGGCTTCAGCGCCAGCGTGAACGCGACGTACTCGACCGCCTGGCTGGCGGTCGAGGCGACGGTCGCCTGGGCACCCACAGCCGCGGCGAGCAGTCCGATCGACTCGGCGGCGACGTTGCGGACGGCGGCGGCGGTCGTGCTCGAGTCGGCGTAACCGGTCCACCCTGCCGGGGCGGTGAAGGTGACGGCCGTCGTTGAGGCGGTGTTCTGCTGCGAACCTGCCAGGCGGATGATCTTCGCCCCGGCCGTGGCCGTGGTCACCGCGGGGAAGGTGACCGTCGTCCCGGAGGTCGTGACCACGTTGACCGCGTGCGCCGCCCCGGCGTTGTCGACCACCTGCGCGTTGTCGACGCCGCGCTGCGCGGGCAGCATTTGCACCGTCATACGCCCAGCGGAGTTGCTGAAAGTGTGGGTCGTGGTGCCACCGACGTCGGCGGCGACGGCGATGTAGTAGTACGCCGACGCCGTGGCCAGGGTCGTCGGGTTGCCGGTGTCGACCTGCACGTAACCGGCTGGGACGGTGAACGACGGCGCCGCCGCCGCCGCGCCGCAGATGACGACCGGGATCACGTCACCGGCCGCGACCCCGGCCGGCAACGTTAGAGTGACCGACCCGGTGCCGGTGATCTGCCCGGTACTGGCGGCGCCTACGTCGGTGATCGCCACAGGTCAGCCCCTCACTAAGGTCACCTGGTCAGGGGGCTCGCGGGGGTCGGGTCAGGTCTGCGTACGAGTACCAGTCGCCTGATATGTCCCTTGCGACGAGAAGGTCTGCGACGTCAAGGCCGCGGAGTCCTGGAACACGCCAGCGGTCGCCGCCGACGAGTACGCCAACGACGCCACCGTGGCGCCCGAGGGCACGTTGAAGGTCGACGTGTGGCTGGACGACCCGCCCGAAGGCGCCGACCACGCCGGGGCGATCCGGGCATAGGCCGGGGAGCCGCCCGCCAGCTCCGTCCCGAACGCCGCCGCGGCGGCCGTCGACTGGAGCAGCGCGAACGCGCACGCCCCGGTGTAGGTGGTGACCAGGGAGTTGTTCAGCGTGGCAGCGGTGTTGACACCCATGACAGGTCAGCCCTTTCCGGGAGTCGTGGCGGGGAACGTCTGCCCCGCGAGCGGGTGGTCCAGGTGGCCGGGGATGTGCGTGGCGCCGTGGTAACCGGCAGGGCCGGCGTCCGGTTCGGTCGACACCTGCACCAGCTGCCACCGGCTGCGCGCGTCGGCGACGTACTCCTCCAGGAAGTCGGGGCGGATGAAGTCCTCGACCTGGTGTAGCTCGGTGCGGACCTCCCCGGTCTTCGGGTCGGCGACGGCGACGGCGGTGGTCATCGTCACCTTCCGCTTGGTGACCTGCGGCTTGTCGGCCATGTGCTGTGCCCCTTCCGGGCTCGGTGATACGGGGGTTTGGGTCAGGGGGTGGTGGACGCCGAGCGCCACGCCTGCTGCGACGCGCCGTCCAGGAGCCGCCACTGCCCGGCGGACCCGGAGGTGTACCAGTACGCCCACACGAACGGGTGAGGCGTGGCGGGTCGGAGAGTGGAGTCGATGTAGGCCCGGTCGGTGGAGTACACCTGCTGCCGGGCGCTCACGTCGGCGACGGAGATGACGCCGCCGGTCGGGATGACGCCGCGGCCGTACTCGGTGAACCCGTCGAACCGGTGCCCCGCCGCCTTCAGGGACGCAGCGAAGTTCACGAACTGCGGGGTCTGCGGCAGCGGCTGGATCTTCGAGTACCCGGTGCCGCCACGCTGGTAGGAGTCGACGTAGTACCGGTCCGCGGCCGGCGGCAGCCACGACGTGTCCTGCCCGGTCATGTAGTGGTAGGACAAGCCGATGTAGTCGAACGGCACCGCGGGCGCCGCGGCGTGCGCGACCTGCTCCTGGCCGTTGAACTCGGACACGAACTGCGCGCCGGTGGTGTAGTCGCCCTCCGGCTCGTGGTGGAACGCCAGCTCCACGTCGCGGCCGGCTGGGATCGACCGCAGGTACGCGGCGACGTTGGTGGTCAACGTCTTGTAGGAGACGACGATCTTGACGCCGAGGGGCAGGCCGAAGTCGCTGAACGTGGTCGGCAGAGTGCCGTAGAACTCCCTGGTCACCTTGCCGGGGCCGATCTGGGCGTCGGCGGTAGCCCACGTGATGTCCTTGACGCGGAACCCGCCCAGCAGCGGCGCCGGCACCGCGGTCGACTGCGCATGCTTCCGGGCGTGCGCTGCCTCGGGCATGAGGAAGGCGCCCACCGAAGTGAGCGCCAGCGCTACGAGCAGGGCAGTGAGTCGTCGTCTCATGGCAGGCTGCCTTCCGTTCCAGGGTCGATCACGACGTGGCTGGCGGGGTGGTCAAAGGTCTGCACCTGCCCGGGAACCTCGGACGCCGGATCGGTTGTGACCTGACCCCCCGTGAGGCCAGCGGCAGCCGCCGACCCGCGGAGGTCCGGGCGCGGTGTGTGCCGGGCCCGGTAACCGGCGTAGAACCCGGCCGCGGTCGGGATCAGCGCGTAGATGCCGAGGATCTGCGCGGGGACCTCCGCGACGGCCTTCACCGCAGCGGCGGCCGTGTTCGGCAGGCCGTAGAACCAGACCGCCGTGCCCCACGTCAGCAGCGCCGTGAACGCCGTCGCGGCCAGGTTGACGATCGCCTGCGCGCTGACCTTGCCCTCGATTGGCGCGCTCACAGCCGGCCGGAGTTCAGTCGGTGCTGCAGCGCCTTCACACCACCCGACACCGGAACCGAAAAGATGCCGTCCTCGCCGGTGCCGAGGTAGTGCTGCAGCGCCTTGACGGTCTGGTATGCCTTGCCGTCCTGCGCGAGCCCGTAGCCGTCGACGGTAAGGTGCGCGCCGTGGTGGATCAGGAACCGCTGCAGCTCGGAGACCATCGCCGAGGGGCTGGAGATGACCCCGTCGACGCCGGTGCCGAGGGTGTGCTGGAGCGCCTTGATGGTGGCCGAGTCGAGGTGCCCGTTGACGGTGAGGCCGGGACCCTTGGGCGTCGGTGCTGGCGTCGGCGTGGGCGCTGGCTTCGGCGCCGGGGTAGGAGTCGGCTTCGGCGCGGGCGCGCCCTTCACCTCGGCCATGAACTCCAGCCAGGGGAAGTTGGCGCCCACGTCGGTGTGGTTGGTCTGGCCGAACGCCTGGGAGACGTTGACGTGGCCGGTGATGCCGCGGTGACCTGCCTTGAGGTCGGCGGTGGACAGCTGCACGACCGGCACGTTGTGTCGGGCGCAGAGGTCTCGGGTCCGGCGCGCGGCCCGCTGCACGGCGGGCCACACCTGCGGGGACAGCCACTGGTCCCGGGTGTAGTTGTGGGAGTGGTGGAACACGGACGGGTCCCCACCGTCAGCGGTGATCTCGATGCCGATGGAGTCATGGTTCGGTGGCGCGTGCCACGCGACGGTGTCGTCCTTGACGCAGTGCTCCTCCGCCTCGACGCCGCAGACGTAGTGCGCGGACCCGCCCGAGGACGAGGACGAGAAGTAGCGGGCGGTGCTGTGCGCGGTGCCCGGTAGCGCCTCGTGCGGGTAGGGCGCCACATCAGAGCAGGTGGCGTGGATGACGAGACGGTTGATGACCGACTGCGTGCCGGACGTGTGCGCCGCCTGCAGGGTGATCGGAGGCTCGGAAGCCATGGTGAGTCCTTTCAGTGCCGCGTAAACGGCGTCGGAGACGGCCTTCTCCTGGCCGTAGCGGAGGGGGAACCCTGAGTGCTGCACCGTCTGGCACCATCCGCCGAGGTCGCCGGCGGTCCATCCGGTGAGGCCGGTGAGGCCCTGGGTGCGTGCGGTGTGCCGTGTGGTCTGCACACCGGTGAGGAACTGCCGGGTCGCGCCCGTCACGTCGCCGCGGACGTCGGGGACGCCGGCCCAGTAGTCGAGGCGTTGCTGCATCACGCCGACCGAGTCCTTGTCACCGGCGCCCAGCGGGGGGTTGCTGAACCGGGACTCGACCCACGCCGTCATCAGCGCCGCGAGCGCCGCCCGGTCCTGTTGGGCTGGCGGCAGAGGCAGGGTGTAGGCCACGGCGAACACCTGCCCAGCGACGGCGGTCTGCGCGGCGGTGAGAGTCGCGCCACCGTAGGTTCCTGCGGGGATCGTCATGCGGACTTCCCTTCGATCAGGTCGAGCAGGTCACTGGGTGGAACAGCGCCGGGCAGCCGCTTGTCCTTGAACAGGTGGAACCCGCCGGCGAGCCGGGTCACGTCGACCAGCTGCGAGCAGAACTCGTCTGCTGGGTCCCGTAGCCGGTTCTTGACGGCCTCTGGCACGTGGTGGCCGAAGATGTCCGCCAGGCCGATGTCCACGACGTCGACGAAGTTGTAGGGCAGGCCAGGGACGCGCTCCGGCGGGGCGAGCGCGCGCGCGGCCTTCGCGATCGCGACCCGCTGCTGCGGGGTCGGCGACAACGCCGGGACACCCGTTGACCAGATCGCGTGCGGATAGCGGCCTGCCCAGGTGACCATCCGGGCGCCGTGGGGCTGTGCCTCCACGATCAGACCGTCGCCGACGTAGACGAAGGCGTGATTGACGGTCGAGCGGGTGATGAGTCGGATCAGGAACGCCACGAGGCCCGAGGTCCGGACCACCGCGAAGTCGCCCAGCTCAGGCGCCGGGGTCGTGCGGCGGGCAAGGTGAACCACCGAGTAGCTCACTGTTGCCGCCGGAACGCTGCCCGCGCTTCGGGGCTGTCGGCCGGCAGCACCAGCGCCTTCCCGGCGTGGTGAGCGACGTGGTGCGCCTTACCCAACGCTGTCGACGGCGCCGCGTACAACACCTGCACCTCCCCGGCCCCCGACCCGCGTGGCGCGACCGGAGCGACCGCCACCGGGTTCCCGGCGCCGTCGCTTACCCAGAGGGTGAAGTCGTCGCGCTTGAAGAAGTCGATCGCCGCCACAGGTGCGGGGTAGTGGTGAAGCCCTGCGGCCTTCGGCAGTACACCCGTGTGCTTCGAGGCGGGGAGCGGCACCGAGGCATTCCAGAAGGAATCGGTCCACAGCGCGACCCCGGCGGCGTCCGTGATCGGTGTCGTCAGGATCGCCAGGTCGGCGTCGGTCATCCCCAGCTCGCGATAGCCGGGAACGGTCAGCGGGAAGCCGGCGACCAGCCGCTCGGCGTACTGCCGGACCACCTCAATTTTAAGTGGGTCCGCGCAAAATTGGGCTGACCATTCCACACCGAAAGGCAGTAGAGCCATAAGCCAGCCTTGGTCATCTTTCAGCCAGCACGAACCTCCATGATGGTCTTGTGCTGGTACCAAGATCATCCCCTTAGGGATATCATTAGGCATGCCCAATACCCCTTCTTGTGTTGAGTGCGGCAAGCCGCTGACCAGCCACAATGGGGCGACTCGGTGTCGCTCGTGTGCAGCACGGAAAGGCCACGAGAAGCGCCGTGGTGGTGGCCCTCTGCGAGGCAATGTCAGCCCCAGAGGCTATCGACGCGTGAAGATCAACGGGCGTCTGATGATGGAGCACCGTTGGGTAATGGAGCAACACCTTGGTCGGCCCCTGACACAACAGGAAGTGGTTCACCACCTCAACCACGACCGGCTGGACAATCGGATTGAAAACCTTGAACTAAAGGCTTCGCATTCCGAACACTTGCGGGAGCATCAACACACCGCCGCGTGGTTGTGCGTTGGCTGCGGTTCCGTCTTTTACTCCAAGCCCTGCGAGGGCAAGAAGTTCTGCACCAAAGCTTGCTACGACGCAACGCACCGCGGGGTCTATCCTTCGCGCGGGCTGTCCTTCGGTGAACCGATCCCGGCCGGGTCGTCAACGAGTCCGCAGCCGTAGACGAAGTTCCGCTGCGTCGCCAGCACCTTGATCATCAGCTTGCGCGAGCGCACGTAGGTCGGTGACTCAGTCCGAGCGGGGTGGTTCCCAATCGAAATCGTCCAAGGCATGTCCTCATGCTCGATGTGCGTCCCCTGCTGGCTCATGACAGCCCCAACGCCTTCGCCAGCGCGAGGTCACGCTTCGCTTGCACGAGGTTCCCGGCGGCGTGCCGGGCGTGTGCCCACTTGCGCGAGGCCTCCCACCATGCCAAGACGGCCGGGTCCACCGGCGACGGGGTCGGGGCCGGAACGGGCACCGGGTCAGGGGTAGGTGCCGGCGTGGGCACGGGCGCCGGGACGGTCAGCGGCAGGAGCTGGGTGCAGTCACCCTGCTCGGCCAGGAGCCGCGCCATCGTGTCGAAACTGAACTGGAAGTAGCCCTTGACGCCCCACGCGTCGGACCACGAGTTGACGGCCAGGAACGTCTGCCCGGTCACGTCGAGGCCGATCACCTCGAACTCGTGGCCGCCGCGGACCTGCGCGTTCGGGCTGATGGTCACCTGCCCGGACGAGTCAGGCCGGTCAAAGCTGGAGTACCAGTTGATGCCGACGATGACGGGCGTGTCCTGCAGCGCGGTCTGCATGGTGGCCAGGTCGGTGGCGTGGAGGTAACCGGGGATCAATCCCGCCGCCAAGCACGCCTTCGCCGCGGCCAAACCCGAACTTCCTGTGTCGTCGGGGGGATACGTGCCGGGCACGTCGTCCAGGCTTGTCGCCGCCGAGTAGATCATCAGGGCCTCGGTCTCGTCCAAGGCGGCGTGTCCTGCTGGCAGCGCCGGGAACAGGGGCAGCGTGCCTACCGCGCCCACGGAGGCCTGGCCTGTGCACGAGCCGATCTGACCCTGGTCGAACACGGGCACCTGACGGTCGTGGCGCACCGACGCGAGCGCACGCGCGGGCTGCGGCGTCACCCGGTAGGACAGGGAGCGGGGGTCGTGGTTGACCGACCTTCCGAGTCTTCCGCCGCCAGCGTCGGAGGGGTACTCGGGGATGGTGACGCGCGTGTTCATCGGTCTCCTAGTACGGCGTGGAGCGCGGGCAGGAACGACCCGAAGCTGTCCGGGGCGTATGCCGGGTCGAACGAGCTGGCGTCCCACGCGGCGAGCAGTCTCGCTTCGAGGGGGCCGTTCGGCATCGGCTTGTCGTGGAGGATCGCGGCCTGGTAGTCGCCGTGGCGTTTCAGCGCGAGGTACACCGGCACCCTCACCCGGTCGCGTAGGACTTCGGCGATGACCTCGCCGTGCCGGGCGTCGGACAGCGGCCGGGCCGCGTCGTGGAGCAGGGCGGCCACGATCATCTGCGGGTCGTCCGGGTCGTGGCCGCGGGCCTTCGTCGCCACCGCGAGGGCATGCTCGATAGCGGTCACCTTGTTCCGACCGGGGTTCGGGTCACGCCAGTGTTGGTCCATGTGCAGGAGCCGAGTCACCGCCAACACCCGGCAGGTCATTAGGACTCGTCGGCGTCGTCGAAGAAGGGCGGCGGGGGTGGGTACTCGACTCCGCGCTGGTGCAGCAGGTCCAGCAGCTTTTGCACGTACTGCCGGTACTGGCGCCGTTCGAGGTCGCGGGCCCGTTGCAACGCCCGCAGCTGCAGCTGCGCCGTCTGCAGCTGCGCCTTCACCTCAGCGAGCTCGCCCCGCATCTGCAGCATGTCCGCCCGCAGGCTGGTGACTGTCTCGTTGAAGGCGTTGCGCTGGACTTCCATCGCCTCCCGGACCATGTCCTGGCCGCGGGTGTACGCCGACGATTCAGCGGAGTCGGCGACGGAGCGGATGGTGGCGGCGGCGGCGGCGTCGTTGGACTTGTTGACCCTCCGGACCCCGAGGTACGCCAAGCCAGCGGTTATCAGGGTCCCCAGGACGAAGGCCAGGTTGTCCGGCCTCACCGCCGCACCTGCGACGCGGACACCATCCCGGAGACCAGGTCCACCGCCAGGGCCAACGCGCCGAAGATGAAGACGCTGACGTAGGCGCGGGGAGCCTGGTGCAGCCCGAACAGTTGCAGGACCACGGTCACCGCGTAGGCGCCGGACCACACGCTGGCAGGGACCATCAGCGCCACGAAGCCGCGTTTGTCCTTTATGGTCGGGCCGAACGCCGCGAGCACGGCGACGAACCCGGCGAGCATCCACCCAGCCCCGAGGATCCAGAACGGTACGGGAAGCCACGACAGCGCAGCCCGGGCCGGTGCGGTCGGCTCGGATACGACGAAGGACCAGCCGATGAAAAGGTAGATGACGCCGAACGTGGCGAGGAACTTCCACCGGTCGGGGTCGTGGCGCCCGGTGATGGTGCGGGCGACCCGCCCGTGAGGGCTCACGGGGCGGCCTGGTGGATGGTCGCTGGTCCGTGCACGAGTGCCCCGGTGGTCGGATCGGGGGTCGCGCCCCACGCCTGTTGGATGGCGGCGAACGCCGCGGCCGGCACCGTCGCGTCGAGCGCGTCGCCGGTGATCGTGAACGTCCCAGACATGCCCGGCGTGGACGCCAGCAGCGCCGTCAGCTCCCGGACCAGGCCCGTCAGGCCCACGCGGCCCGCGGCGGCCTGCGCGTCCGGCACGCGGGCATACAGCGCCTGCACCGCCTCGATCGCCAGCGGGGTCGTCATCATCCCGTCGTCGGAGAGCTGGAGCTCGCCGTCGTCGGTGATCGTCACGTCGTAGGTCACGGGGCCTCCTACCTGCGTTCGAGGGCGGCGAGCCGCCGGTTGACCCTGCGGGCGGTCCGGGACCACTTGGGGTCCGGGGCGCCGAGGGTGAGGGTGACCGTGTCGACGTCGTTCTCGTCCAAAGCGAGGTTGATCTCGAACACCCGCAACGACTGGACCACGTTCAACCGCCCGGCCTTCACGACCAGGGTCACCTGGTCACCGAGCCACACGTCGCCCGGGCCGCCCCACTCGCCGGCCTTGAACGTGACCGTCCACGAGGGGACGACGTACTGCCCGGCGGCGAGGGTGGCCTGCGCCTTCGCTGACAGGGTGGTCGCGAGGGTGACCGAAGGCTCGGCGTACTGCAGGTCCCACCGCCCGGCCGCGTCGGACGCCAGCCCGGGCGCCTCGGCACGCACGGCGGCGAGCCCGGTGGCGCCCGTCGCGCGGACGGCGTTGCCGAAGGTGGAGGGGTCCACCTGGCGGGTGGCCGACGCGATCCGACCGCCGTAGTCGAGGACCTTCCCCCGGTCCGTGCCCCTGCTCGGGTAGAAGATGTCGAACGCCATCGTCGTGGAGCCGACGCTGGGGGTGAAGTCGTAGTCGAAGCCGTCGAGCACCTGGGACAGAAGGTCCAGGGTCGCGCCGATGCTGTCCCCAGCCAGGTAGTCCGAGCGGGCTCGGAGCACGCCCGTGGACTGGCCCTGGCCGCGGCGTATGCCGAGGTTCCCACCGACCTTGTTCTGCGTCGACGTGATCAGGCCCCACGCGATGTCCGACTGGTCGACGTTCAGATAGGACAGGGTGTCGCCCTCGTACAGGAACCGGCGTTGCAACACCGCCCGGTAGTCCGCGGCGGAGAAGGTGACCGGCAACGTCGAGTCAGGGTCGAGGGTGTCGTTGGAGGGTCCGATCCGGCCCCGGAACAGCGGCGTCCCGTTGTGCGACACCCACAGGTCCCACACCATCTCCCGGATGCCCTCCGCCTGAGCGGAGTCGCCCTGGAGGGTGAACGTCGCCTCGTGATTGCCGGCTAGCCGCCACGTCACAGACCGCGCGGTGGCCTGCGACAGGTCAGTGGTGGGCAGACCCGTCCACGGGCCAGCGGCGAAGCCCCAGGTCACGTCGTCAGGACGATGTCGATGTGGGTCAACCCAGCTCCCACGTCCAACGACTGCGACGCGCCCGACGACTGGTAGGCCTCAACCCAGATCGTGTCGCCGGCGTTCAGCCGCTGGGCCCCAGCAAACTTGAGGCGCGTGGAGTAAGCCGAGTCGGGCCGCGCCCCGTTGTCATCCACCAGCGTCCCGCCCATGTGCAGGCGCACCACCACCTGGCCCGCCGGGGCCGCCTGCGACTGGTACGACACCTGACCCGACACGACGTAGTGACCCGGCGCCGGAACCGTGAAGTAGCCGAGGCTGTAGGTGATTCCCGACGACGACGAAGCGCCCCACGACTGGATCAGGGTCCACCCGCCGTTCGGGGTGCTGCCGCCGCCGAACCGGTCACCCGTCCAGTAGACCCGCGCCCCCGTCGCGGTCAGAACACGGCCATCGGCGATGTTCCCCGCCGTGATCGACGCCGTACCAGCAGGGACAGTGATCGTCGCCAGCAGCAGCGTCGAGGGCGGCACGGCAGTCGTGCCCGGCAGCACCGTAATGGTCCAGTTGGATCCGGTGCCGTTGTCGGCCTGTTTGTCGTGGAGCTGGGCGACGATGATGTCAGTGCGGGAACCGCTAGTCGGGGCCGCGGTGATCGTCCGGTTCTCCACCGCCGTGGACCGCTGGACGTACATGCCCTGCGTGCCGAACTGGGAGTCGCCCTCGATGACGCACATGCCCGCCGACACGTCCACCGACATGTTCGCGCCCAACGCGCGAGGACTGACGGCCAACGCAGGGCCGGTGGCGATTCCCTCGACACTGAAGACGGCGTCGGTGACCGTCCGGTACTGCCGGGCCGACTGCTGGATCAGGGGATCCCCCGCCGCAGCCTCCAGCCAGATCGGTGGCTCAAGAGCCATTGGCACTCCTCACAGGTATCGGTTGCGCCACGTCACGACCGCCTGGGCGGGCGGAGCGGCCACGTCGGGGTAGAAGCCGATCTGCGCACGACCCGGCGGCATCGACCACCACGTCGTCGCCGTGAAGTCCACCTGCCCGTACATCGACTGGTTCGGGTCGGAGTTGAGCCACACGACGCGGTCCGCGAAGTTGACGTGCAGGTAGTCCTGCGCGCCGATCGACCCGTTCAACGCCCACGTCAACTGGCCGAAGACCACCTTCGGGTTGGTCACCGGGCCGTAGATGTGGACGATCGGCAACGTCGGTGCGGTGCCGCCAATGGTGACGCTCGACTGCCCCGGCAAGTAGCCGGCGGGGAACGCGGCCGGCAAAGCGATCGGCGTCGACAGGCCAGACTCAGCGTTCGACAACGGCGACAGCGTGATCGACGTCGACGCGGCGTCCTCGAAGGTGCCGTTGACCGCGACCCACCCCAGCTGCGCCACCTTCGGCCGCGCCGGGGGGCACGCGAACGACGCCGCCCGCACCAGCGTCCGCCGCTCCGCCGGCCAACCCGGCCGCAGGACGTGCAGGTAGTACCGCAACGACGGGTGCATCAGCGCCCGCAGTCGGTCCTCCACCTGGTAGTAGGAGGCGGGCACCGCGGGCAAAGTGACCTCCGCGGTGACCGGGGCCTCCGCGACGAAACTGGTGACGTCGACGGTGCCGTCCTGCCCCGTCCGCGGGGTCGCCGAGCCCCGGACGTTGCCGAAGCCGATGTCGACGTAGTTCAACAGCAGACCCAACGCCGGGTCCGAGAAGTCCAGGACCACGGCCCGGTCCGCGGCGTCCAGGAGCCGCGCCGTGGACACGATCACGAGAACGAGCCCCGACGCTCCCGGAACTCGGCGTGCCGGGCGATCAGCTCCAGGTCCACGGTCGCGTCGACCCGGTCCACGTGCACCAGGGGGCCGCGGCCGTTAGCGAGCGCCGCAGCGCCGTTGCGCTCCAGCAGCATGACCAGCTTGTCGAACGTCTTGGTCATGTGCGGGGCCAGGACCCGCTCGGGAGCGATGGTGTGCTTCGGCATCCAACCCTTGCCCCGCGCGACGCCGCCCTCGTCGTAGCCGAGGTAGGCGCCGGAGTTGGTGTGCCGACCACCGCCCGCCAGCATCGACCAGCCGTAGTTGCGGTGGGCGTAGTTCGTGCCCGCGTAGATGTTCGCCAGGGGGTCGTAGATGCCCCGCGAGCGGTATGGGCCGGCGTAGGCGGCGAACGTGGTCGGGATGGTCTGCATTAGCCCGCGGGATGGGTGCCCGGCGCGGGCGTTGGAGTCGGTGAGGTTGATGGCGTTGGGGTTGCCACCGGACTCCGCCGAGATCAGGTGCTCGATGCCGTACAGGGCGCCGGCGGGGCCACCGAGCTCGCGGAGGACCCGCGAGATGGTCGACGCCCAGCGGGTCACCGCGCCACCAGCAGGCATCGAACCGTGCCACGTACCGCCGCCACCACTGGCGGCGGCCTTCGCGGCGGCGATCGCGTCCTTGACGAGCCGACCGATCCCCGCCCCCAGCCCGGTCGCCAGGGCGCCCAGAGCCTGGTCGGCGGCGTGCGCCCCGGTGCGGAACTGACCCAGACCGAGAGTCCGCGGGTGGACGATGGGGCCGCCGCCGCTGTAACCCCGCAGCTCACCGCGGAGGGCAGCGGAGCGGAGCCGGAACATCGCCGAATGGCCGCCGACCGCCTTCGTCTCGGCGGTGGTCCACATGTGCTCGTCCTTCATACCCATGAGCGGGATGGCGTCGACACCGTCCGGCGCGCCCGGCATCTGGACCGGACCACCGTAGGCCAGGCCCATGCCCTTCAGCTTGTTCGCCACGTTCTGCGTGTTCAGCGCGGTACTGCCGGTCCCGACACGGAAGGACGCGGTCGCGGTCACGGTCACGCTGCGGGAGAGCACCCCGCCCAGCGCGCGGTTGACGTCGTTCTTGAAAGTGTCGAACTTCGCGGCGGCGTCCCTCAACTTCGGGCCGACGCCGGGCACCCAACCGAACATGGTCGCCGCGCCGTGAATGATGGTGCTCACCAATGCCAGGAAGCCACTGACCAGCAGCTTGAACACCGGCTTCGCGACGTAGTTCCACAGGAACCGGATCACCGGGAACAGCACGTTGTTGAAGAAAGCGACCCAAGCCGTCAGGGCCGGCTTGATGACGACCTTCCATGCCGTCACGAACACGGCGCCGACCGCGGTCAGGATCGGCTTCACCGCCGCGTTGTAGAGGAGCTTGATGATCGGGATCAGCACGTCCTTGATGAAGGCGCCGAACACAGCCAGGGCCGGCTTGATGACCAGGTTCCAGGTCAGGGCAATCCACTTTCCGATCGAGGCGAACGTCGGCTTCACGGTCTTGTTCCAGAAATTGCTGATCGTCGGGACCATCGTGCCCGTGACCCAGCCGGCGAACGAGCGAAGCGCCGGCAGGATCGTCCCGGTCCACGTCTTCGCGATCCACCCGCCGATGGCCTGGAAGGTCGGCCTAACGATGTGGGTCCAGAAACTGCTGATGGCAGGGGCAACGGTGCCGGTGATCCACCCGGCGAACGCCTTCAGAGCGGGCCAGATTGTCTTCGTCCAGGTGCTCGCGATCCACCCGCCGATCGCCAGGAACGTGGGCTTGACTGTGTTGGTCCAGAACTTGCTGACAGCCGGAACGACGGTCCCGGTGATGTAGTTAGAGAACGATTCCAGCGCGGGCTTGATGTACTGGTTCCAAGCGTTGTGGATCAGGATCTTGATCGAGTTCCATTTCCTGACCACGTCATCGTGGAAGGTCTTGTTGTGGTTGTACAGGTAGATGATGCCGACAGCGAGCGCGGAGACGGCAGCAATTGCCAACCCGAACGGGTTGGCCTTGAACACTGCGTTGAGCGCCTCCTGCGCAGCCTTCCACCCATTCATCGCCTTGGTGATGACCACAATGCCAGCAGCGAAAAGGAGCGCGTTCGCCGCGAGCGGCTTCAGCCACTTGCTGTTCTTCTGAATCCAGTCGAGCAGGCTCCCGAACGCCTTGGCGACGGTCAACACCTTCGGGATCAGCGCGGTGCCGATCTGGACGGCGATGACCTGGACACGTTCCTTGAGCATGTCCATCTGGACGTTGAACAGCTTCTGAGTCGACGCCCACCCGGACACGTCCTTGCCGCCCTGGCTGAACGCTTTGGCGACCACCTTGATCCGCTCTGTGGTGCCCTTGGTCGACTCCCCGGTGAGCTGCAGGGTCGTGTTCAGCCCGATCGCGCCGCCGGTCATCTTCTTGATGGCCTCGGTGTACGTCTGCGACCCCGGCATCCCCGCCCGGATCGCCGCGTTGAAGCCCTTGGACTTGTTCTCGGCGACCGCGAACTGCCGCGCCAGAGAGGCCTGCTGCGGGGTCATGCCGCCGAGAGCCTTCACCCACCCTTTGCTCGTGATCGAGCCATGAATGAACTGCTCAGCCAGCGCCCGCGTCGCAGGCGTCATCGCCCCCAACATCGTCGTAACGCCCTGCCCGGCGGACTGCGACTGCAGGAACGTGTTGAGCAGCACCTTGCCGGACGGGCCCATCTTGCGCAGCACCGTCTCGGACAGGTAGTTCAGGCTTCCAGCGACGCCCCGCTGCCCCAGCTTCGAGGACACGTCCTGGCTGGAGATGCCGAGCTGGCCCATCTCCTTGATCGCGACCATGTTTGGAGCGGCCAGGTTCCGGATCGTGGCCGCCAGCTCGTGTGTCGCGTCCTTCGCGCTGGTGCCGTGCTGAGTCAGGGTCGCGAGCGAACCGGCGACCTGTGCGAAAGAGATGTGGTTCGCCGACGCGATAGGCAGCACCGTCGACAGCGACCCAGCGAACTCCTCCATCGTCGTCTTGGACTCGCCAGCCGCGGCCTTCAGCTCGTTCATCACCATCACCGACTTGGACGCCGGCAGGTGGTACGACTGCATCGTCGAGGTCATGGCGCTGGTAACGGTCGAAAGGTTCGCGCCCTCCTCGCGGGCACCCTGCGCAGCAGCCTTCAGGATCGTCAGGCCAGCGCCACCCCGGAACCCGGCCTTCTCCACCTGGTACATGCCGTCGGTCAGGTCCTTCAGCGGCGTCCCTGTGCCCACCGAGATGTCCATGATGCCCTTGCGGACCATGCCCAGGTTCTTGACCGACTCGCCCGCGGCGGTGACCAGCACGTTGGTGCCCTGCTGGAAGTTGCCAGCGGCCTCGATCATCTTCTTGCCGACCTCGAGGACCGCGATCGCGCCAACGGCCTCAGCGAAGTGCTTCATGCGCTTCGCCGAGGACTCAGCCTTCAGCCCAGCGCCCTCAGCAGACGTGCCGATCCGGGCGAACGTCGCCGACGCCCGGTCTCGCGCGTACACGTCGAAGGTCATCGCGAGAGTGGGCATTACGTCCTCTCGCCTACAGTTTCGTGATTTTCAAGGCCACGGACTCCATTGCCGCGAGGATCTGCACCCGCGCGGCCGGGGCGGCCTTGGTCAACGTGTCGTCGAACCAGCCCTTCGCGGGCGCGTAGGTCTGCTCGACCCACGCCCCGGTCTTGAACACCGGGTGCCGCCACGTGCCCCGGTTCGCGCCGCGGGTGTCGCTCGTGGTGGTCACGATCCGCACACCCACCCCGGAACCGGTCAACCGGTTCCGGATCAGGATCGGGTCCTTGGCGACGCGCGCGTTCAATCCGCCCCGTTTGGGAAGCTGCGCGGTCGCCGCCGCGCGAGCGTCAGCGACCAGCGGCTTCGCGGCGACCCGTAGCCCCGCCAGCAGCTCACGCCGCAGATCCTTGGCGCCGGCCACCTTCAACCGCACACCGAGGGCTGCGAGCTGCTCCACCCCGGTGATGACGATGTCGCTCACGCCACCCCCAGAGATTGCAGAAACGCTTGGTCGGCGAGCTCCCGCTCGGACAGCGGGACCGGTTCGGCGGCGAGCGCGTCGTCGAACTTGGCTAGCCGCTCCTCCAGGTCGGGGAGCTTGACGTCGTCGCCCTCCTCGGACTGCAACGCGGCCACCACGTAGCCGGCCCGGTCAGCGGCCCACTCCCGCTCGACCCGCTCAGCGAGCAGGACGAACGCGAGGTCGCAGACGTCTCTCAGGCGGAGGCGCGGCGCATCATCAGCACCGCCGCCTGCTGGTCCGGCCGGCCAGCGAACCGCTCCATAGCCGGATCGGCGGGCGGCGACACGGAACTCGGCAGGATGACCCCTGGCCCATCCGAGGAGACGGACGGCCGCCCAGTAGGGCGCTCAGACTCGGTTTCCGCGACCGCCTTCAGGATGGCCTCGAACAGGCCCATGAGGTCCGTAGTGGTCTGCCGGTTCGCCAAGGACGCCACCCAGAACGGGTCGAAGTCCTCCGGGTGCAGCGTGATCCGCAAGGCCTCCTTGACCTGCACCGCGGCCTCGGCGCTGTTGTCGTCCAGGGACCCGGCGTGCTCCATGAAGTCGATGAAGTTGAGCTGCCCGAACTCCGGGTTGACCCGGAAGGTCGCGCCGAAGTACTCGAACGTGTCCGGCTCGCCGACCGGCTCAGGGGCGCGGCCGAAGGACCCGAGGTTGCGGCTCATGCGGCGCGGCTGTTCGTCATCCACCACTCGAACCCCTGTCCGGTGGCGATGGGGGTCTCCAGGTTGAGGTTGAAGGAGAAGGTCGCCGCCTGCGGGGCCTTCTTCATCTGAGTGGCCAGGTCGCCGGAGTTGATCGCCTGGTAGCAGACGGCGCGGACATCGCCGGCGACGGACTCCCAGCCCCACATGAGCCGGGCCTCCGTACCTGGCGCGGCGGGGGTCACCTTCGTGACCGTCGCCGGGGCGACGCCGGTGACCGTCTGGGTGGCGCCGTTCAACGCGAGCGCCAGGTTCTTCGCGGTGAAGGACATCAGCGTGAACTGCACCGCCGTGACCCGGTCCGTGGTGAAGAACTGCGCCGCGTCGATCATCTCCGCCGGGGTGATCCCGGCCAGGGTGATCTGCGGGTGGAACTCGGTGCCGTCGACGGTCATCCCAGGCATCTGCCAAACGGTCGGCCAAGTGTCGGTGACCGCAAACGCGGTGCCGGCGGGGTTCGAGACCATCCCCGGCAGCGCCGACCCGAGGAGGGCGTAGCGGAGGATGCCGGGACCGGACAGCAGGTTCGGCGGGGGCAGGGTGGTAGGCATCGGTTACGCGCCCTTCGTGGTGTCGGTGGTGCCGCTGGTGACGGCCGCAGCCGCCTTCGTGGTGACCCTGGCGACGAGCTTCTTCTCCAGGTAGCCGTACTGGGCGACGTTCGAGGCGGGGACCGGCTGGCCAGGCATCGCCGCGAGCGCGTTGCCGTGGTAGATCGGCTCGATCGCGACGAACTGCGACCACTCCTTGTCGACCGCGGCGAGGTACTCCTCCGCGGTCAGCGGGGCGTCAGGCATGGTGCTTCCTCTCAGATCAGCGTGGAGTAGTTCACGGACACGACAAGCGACTGCGCTGTTCCGCCCTCGGTGGACTCCGAGTTGACGTCCACGGTCAGGTCGACCTGACCGAGCTGGCCGAGGACCCCGCCGAGGGTCTGGTCGAGGCCGATGACCGCCTCCAGCGGCTCCAGCAACGCGAACCCCTGCGAACGCATGGCCGCCGGGTCCACGTCGCCGGTGCGGGTGACGATGTGCAGCCGCACCGTCCCCGCCTCGACCACCAGCCCCGAGGGGTCGGGCTGTCGGACGAAGTTGCCGGACACGTCGTCAGGGGAGGTGCGGCCCACCACGGCGTACCGCAAGGGCACGTCCCCGGTGACGACGTCGGTGTCGTAGACCGGCACCCCCACCCACGCGGGCAGCGTCGGCAGCGTGGCCTCCAGCCAGGCGAGGACTCGCGGCCACGCGCAGGTGCTCACCCGATCCCCGGGACCCGCGCCATCCCGGACCCCTCAAGCAGCTCCAACGCCAGGGAGGGAATCCCACCCGACGTCCCTGGCTGCGCGACGTCGGACGCCGGACCGCCGGGGATCGGCGGCGCCGTACCCCGCTGCGTCTGCGACCACAGGTCGTCGATGATGATGAGCGCCGCCAGCTGCACCGTCGACGGCACGGTGAGCCGGCCGGCGGTGTAGGTGACCAGCACGTCGTCCTGGCTTCCCAGGAACCGGACCGGATAGGACGCGGAGCCGCGGCGGGTGATCCGCCCCGACAGGGGATCGTCCAAGGTGTATCCGTAGTTGTCCGTGGACGCCCCGACCGCCTGATTGGTCAGCGACCAGACCGTGTTCCCGGTGTACTCGGTCACCGACTGCACCGAGATGACCGGCTGGTGGTAGGTGATGATCGAGGTCGAGCCGCCGTTGTGCGGCTCGTTGGTGTACGTCGTCGGAGTGACCGAACCGATGACACCCTCGACGATGCCCGTCGCGGCGTCCACGAACCGGGCCAGCTCCAGGTCGTTCGTGGTGCCCGACAGGCTCATGTTCAGGTGCGTTTTGACGTCGTCGAGCGACACGATCATCTAAGGCTCCTGACCGTGTGTGGTGACCCGCCGACCCCGCCCGTGGAAACGGGGCCGGCGGGAGAGTGCTACTTGCGGGTAGCGCGCGGACCGGAGGTGGTCTCCAGCACCGTGGGGGACTGGGTCGACTCCACCGCCCCGCGGACGTTGTCCGCCCCGTCCTCGTCGCCCACCAGGGCACGGTTCTGCGTCGGGTGCACACCCGCGGCCCGCCAGGACGCCGTGGAACCCTCCGCCCGTTCGAGGCCGTACTTCTCCTCGTGCGCGGGGCCGGTGAGCGCGCCGCCGCGCTCAGGCTCCGGGTCCCCCGTCGCCAGGTGGTGCAACGCGCGCGCCTTCTCCTGCGCGCCGTCCACATCTGCCCGGACCAGGGTGCCCTCGTCCTCGATCTTCGTCGCGTGCTCAGCCATGTGACTGCCCTCCTATCAGAACGCCGGGGGCACGAGGCCCGCGCCGTTCATGGTCGCGATGGACGAACCGAGACGGTTCATGATGGTTCCCGCGTAGTTGAACAGGCGGAAAAGTACGCCCAACGACTCCGCGTACGGCGCCCGGAAGGACTCCGCCTGCGGAGTCGACTCGTAGAGCCACAGGTCCGAGGTCCTCAGCAGGAAGACGGTGTCCTGGTTGGTGCCGACCCCGAGGTTGGTCGGAATGTTCGGGTCGATGACCACGGGAAGGCCCAGGAACTGCCCAACCGCGCCCTGCACGCCGACGCTGCCGTTGACTGCGATCGGGTTCATGGCCACATCGGCCGGCACAACCAGCGGACGGCCCTGCGAGTCGAACAGGCTCATCAGCCAGTACCAGCGGCGGGGATGCATGATCCACACCTCAGGCTGGGCGAACCGGTTGGTGACAAACGACGCCAGCATGCCGGTCGCCTTCGAGTAGAACGTCGTCGCCGTAGGCGTCGCGGCCAGGACTGCCTGGTTCGCGGCCAGGACCGGGGCGTTGATCAGCCCGTTAAGGACCGAGTTGTTGTTCGCGCCGGTGCCCGCCCCGAGGATGATCTGCGTCCCGAAGAAAGCGTTGTACGCGGCGGCCAGGTCGTCGGAGATGACTCGGTCCATCGACACCGCCGACTGGTCGAGTAGCTGCTGCGACACGACCTCCTTGCCGGCGATCGTGGCGAAACCGGTCGACACGAAGCCTGTCGTCAGGTCCGACTGCGCGACGATGGTGTTCTGCGTCGACTGCACCGCGACCGCGGTGCCGGTGAGCAGCTTCGGGATCGAGATGCTGGGCGTTCCGGGCGGGACCGGGTTCTTCTTGAACAGGTCCGCGGTCACCCGACCGGGCCGGAGCAGGTTGATCCACTCGTCGACCAGCCACGTCGGGGGCGCGAACTCACCGCCGGAGCCGCCGGTGGCGTTCGTGTTGCCGATGGCGCGCTGTTCGTCCGCGGTGGCCTTGCTGTTGCGGACCAGGCGGTCGGTGGCGTCTCGGTCACCCTCGGACCGGAGGGCCAGGTCCTTGAAGTACGAGTGGCCGGTGCCGCCGTCAGGGACGTACACGGGCGCGTCGGTGACGTGCGCGACACCGTTGCGCTGCTCGCCATCCGCGATGGTGCCCTTCCGGGCCTCCGCTGCGGCGGCCTCGTCGCGGGCCATCTCCTCTAGCTGGGCGATCCGGGGACCGGTGTCGCGGAACTCGGCGACAAGTTGGTCGAACTTGCCCGTCTCCTCGGTGTTGAGGCTGCGGTTCTCGGTCTCGGCCGTCTTCAGCAGGGCGTCGAGCTCCTGCTTCACAGCGGCCCGCCGCTCCCGCATCGTGTCCAGAACAGACTTAGACATGAGCGTTACCTTTCTGGGTGCGTGATGGGTTGGTTGCCGCTTGTCAGGTGGCGCGCAGGTGACCCGGCGTGGCGGGGTCGGGCTGGGCGACGGGCTGTGGCGGGTGTTACAGGCTCAGCAGCAGCGCACGCCGCTGCATGAGGTCAAGAGGGCGGCCGCGTTGCGCGGCGGGCTCGTCTGCGGTGTCCGCCGGTTCGGCGGGATCGGGGTTGGGCACGCCGAGAATCTGCGAAAGCTGCCCCAAGGCGTTGTCGAGGGCCTTGTCGGCGACGTCGACCCCTGCGTCGGCCTTCGCCAGCTCCAGGAGAATCTGATGCAACTTCGCCAGGTTGTCCGGCGCCAAAGTTCCGGCGCGCAACTCAGCGAACAGCGCCTCAGCGACAACGACGCGGGCCTCCCGGGCGTCCTTCGCCCGCACCGACACGGACGTGTCCGGGTTCGCCGGGTAGGTGACCACACTGACGTCGCCGCCGGCCAGGGAAGCCTCCCGGATGGTGCGTTGGCTATAGTCCGTGGACCACGAATCGCCACCGGTCGGGACCCGGAACGCGAACGACATCTGGTCCAAGTCGCCGCGGCGCATCTTCGGCAGCAACCGCTGCACATCCGGGTCCGCCGGGTCCAGCATCGCCCGCGCGTGCAGACCGCGGGAGTCCGTGGACAGGGTCAGCGTGCCCGGTCGGCCAGGCCGCGAGGTCCGGGCGAGCGGCTGCCCTTCGTGGTCCACCAGCAGCCGCACGTCCGGGCCGTTGCTCAGGGTACGGGCGAACGCGCCGGGGTCGATCTGCTCCCGGAACGTCCCGAGGTCGTACTCGACGTTGAACGTCGCCGCGTAACCCTCCAGGATCGGGGCCCCGGACGCCGTGTCGTCGCGCATCTCGAACTGCGCGTCGACGGTGCGGGTCTCAAGCAGCGGCATTAGGGTCCCCTTGCTGGTCGTTGGCTGGGACGGGTGCGGGCGGGCCGGGCAAGAGCTTCAAGCCCGGCATCGCGGTCGGGCGTCCCAACGGGCCGACGCCCAACGGCACCATGTCCGCCTCGATCTTCTGGTCGTGGGTCATCGGCGGCTTGCCGTACTCCTGCCGCACCTCGGTGGGTGTGACGATCTTCCCCGCGAGCTTCAACAGGTCCACCTGCGCGCGGGTGTGCGGGTCGACGCGGAGCATCTCCTCGACCCTGAACTTCACGTACTGCGGCTGCGGGAAGATCGGGAAGAAGGCGTCCTCGATCCGCTTCAGCCAGAAGTTGAGGCAGAACTGGAGGAAGTGGATGTTCCGCTCGCCCAAGTTGGCGTAGGTGATGTTCGAGCCGCTGGTCGCGCCGCCGATCATCTCGGCGGGGATGTTGAAGTACCGGGCGATCTGAGAGACATCCGCCTGCTGGGTGAGCAGGAACTGGGACTCCTCCGGCTTCACCTGGATCGGGGTGTACGTCACGCCCGCGCCGAGGACCAGTGGCTCCCGGTCCCGGAACGCGGCCATCAGCCGGTCCTTCAACGTCCGGGCCTGCTCCGGGTTCAGCTGCTGCTGCCCCGACAGGACGGCCTTCGGTATGCCGCCGCCGTTGAAGAAGTCCTCAGCGAAGCGGCGGGAGTGTAGGTCCAGCCCGATCACCGCGGCGGCGTGCGCGATCGGCGACAGACCGACCACCGCGCCCGGCAGGGTCATCCCCCGGACGTGGAAGACCTGCTCGGTGGGTATCCGCTGCCACGTCGCGCCCTGTCGCAAGCTGTAGACCGTGGCACCGGTGTCTCGGTCGATCTCGACCTTCACCGCATCCGGGTTCAGCATCAGAATCTGCGACGGGAACCCGGTGTAGCCCCGCGTGATAACCCGGCCGTAGGCGTTGCCGCGCAGCAACAGCGACACCATCAGCTGGTGGATCCACTCCGACTGCGTCACCCTCGGCGAGGGGGACGTCAGTAGCTTCGGTGGGCGTTGTTTGGTCGGAACTTCGTCGCCGCCGGCCAGGGAGTACAGCTCCAGCGGCAACGTGGAGACCGTGTTGGCCAGTAGGTTCACGCACGACCAGACCGCGGGTACTTGCAGCGAGGAGTCCGGGTTGGTCTTGACGGACACGTGGCCGCCGACGTCCGCGCCCAGGAATGGGGGGATCGGCGGCTCGGGGAACACGTTGCGCCGTTCGACGGGCCCAGCCTGGCCGAAGAGGATGCCCACGCGGGTACCTCCCGGGTCAGGTGAGACGGTCGAGTAGCAGCAGTAGACCCGCGACGATGAGCCCCGCCGGGCGGGCGATCAGCCACGCGCCATACACCAGGCACGCGAACGCCACCGGGCCACGCAGGGCGGCGGCGAGGCCTAGGAATAGGGCGGGGACGCCGCGGACGACGTAGACGAACCGGCGGCGGATCACCAGATGTTGTTCATCATGTCGGTGGCCTCCGCCGCAGTCAGACCCCACAACGCCAACGACACGGCGCGCAGGGGGGAAATGTCCTTGTCGGCCTTCCGGCGGTTCAACACCCGGGAGTCCCCGATCGGCTTCCATTGCGCGTGCCGCACCGACACGTCCACCGCCACGTCGTTCCCGTGCCGCACCGACCGGGCCAGGACAGCATCCGCCAGAGCGTTGTCAGCCTGCGCCTGCTCGGAGGGCGACGGCTCGTTCACGTCCCCCTCCAAGACCCCACGAGCAGCGGCGTCAACCCACATCCCGCACCCCGGCGCCCGGACCCGCAACGCCTCCACGTGAGCGGGCAGCCAGATCGCGTCCGGCCGGTAACCGTCCAACGTCAAACCCACCTGGACCAGCCCGTCCGGGCGGCGCCACGCCGCGGCCACCGCAGACCAGGACCGGTCCGGGGCCACCGCCACACCGAACGTCGGCGCGGCGCTCCGGGCGGCGGAAGGGTCAGCCAAAGCCATCCACGCGGCGAGGGGGATCGCCGCTTCCACCAACCGGTCAGCCCACAGGCCCAGTCGCTCGCGGCCGAACTGCTCATCGGGCAACGCGGCCCGCTCGGCGACGACGAACGTCTCCTTGATCCGGATGCCGAGCGCCGGGTTGGCCTCCGCCCACGCCACCCGATCGTCCAGGTCAGCGCCGTCCTGCGCGGACCACTCAAAGTACGCCAGCGACGGGTCCCCACCCGCCAGGCCACGCTCGCGGACCCTGGCCAACTGGTCCGACGACGCCATACCCGCGCTGGAGGTATACCAAACCTGCGGGTTCGGTCTCGCGCTCAACGTGGGCAGCACCGCAGCCATCGACTCGGCCGTCAAGTTGTACGCCTCGTCGATCACGATCAGGTCAGCGGAGAAGCCACGGCCCGAGCCGCCGCTGCGGGTCACAAAGCGGATACGTGCCCCGGAATGCAGCTCGATCGTCTCCGAGCCGGAGCCCGTGCGGACGATCCGCACCTGCCGGTTGAACAGGTCCGTGCCCTCCACCAAGTCACGCATCCGGCGGAAGTGCTCGGCCGAAGTTTTGAACTCATGTGCGGAGTGCAGGATCAGCGGCGGCGGGGCGTCAGGATCCGACAGGAACAGCGCCCCCAGCTCCAACGCCTCCAGGATCGAACCCTTGCCGTTCTGACGGGGCACGACCAGCGCCACCTCGAACGCCGACCACCGGCCGTCCGGACGCTCACCCAGCCCGTCGTGCAGGACCAACTGCTGCCACGGGTCCAGCATCAGACCCGCATGGGCCGCCAGCTTCACAGCCTCCGGGCCGGCAGTAGACGCGAACGGTGGGACGCTGCTAACCCGCGGCGACTGAGCGCCGACGACGGGTCCGGGCCTGCGCGAGGTCGTCAATACCATCAGAACCCTTCGCGTCAGGCAGACCCGCCAGCTCCGTGAGCACCGCCTGATAGCGGGCAGCCAACGGCGCCAGGTCACGATGCGCCGCCTCCGCCACAGCGGCCTCTAAACGGTCCCGGAGGGATTCCAGCCGCCTACGATGCTCCCCGGCCCCAGGGGCATCACGTGGGGCGCCTACCGGCGCCTTGGGGCGAGCCACGGGGACCCCCTTGGGCCTGAGGGTTAGTAAGGATAAAAGCGCGACCGGCGGTCACGCTAGCGCACAAATGGTAAAAAACGGACATTGGCTTATGCGCTGGGTGGTATGCCACCGCTCACCAGCGCAGCGTCGCGCCACCATGGGTGGGGGGGTGGGGGGGGTAGGCCGAGGGTGGTCCGCCCTGCTTGGCTCTGCCTGCCTTGGCTCCGGCGGTGACGTTGCAACGCACGCCACACACAGGGCAGGGGCCGCCGTGGCTGAAGCCAAGGTAGGCAGTGCGATCGGGCGTGTGGTCTAGGTGGAGCTGTCTGCTCATGGGTCCGAGTGGGTGACCGCACCTGACGCAGGGGTCGGTGGGTTGGTGGCGTGCTGCTCTGCGTGCACGCTCACGCCTGTGTGCCATGCCGTAGCCGCGCTGTGTGGTGGTGAGGTGGGCTGTGCGTGTGGTACGGAAGGGGCTACCCATGTTGGCCCACCTGTGCTACTGGCTGAGTGGTGGCATGAGGAACGCCGCTGTCCCCTCATGGGGGATGCGACGTTACGCAGAGCGTGTCAAGTCCCCGTCACTTTGTCAACACCTGCCACTCAGGTACCAGTCAGCGCGCGCCACAGTTCCCTCGACGCGTCCTCGTTGAGCTTGGCTGCGCGGAACCCGCGGCGCTGCCACGTGGCGGGGTCTACGGTGTGCGTCTCGTCCACGGTGCAGACCATGTCGGGCATCTCCATGTCGATCCCGGGTTGCACGATCACGAACATGGTCCCTTCGCAGGGCACCCGCTCACCTTGGTCGGTGGTGGTGTGTTCGACGCAGCGGAGGCTGGGGATGTCGACGCGGCGGGCGCCGCTGGGGTAGGCGACCCGCTTCACTCGGCGGGCCAGCTCGCGGCCTTCCTCACAGACGGCGGTCTGCATAGCCTGGTCGGGTAGGTGCGTCAGCCAGGGCAGGTGCCATGTCGCGAGCCAGGCCAGCAGGGATGGTGTGTCTTGGTCTTTGACGCGGACGTCTTTCTCGTCGAGGAGGGCTCGGGCGAGGAACCAGGTCCAGTCGGTGACGGCGCGCATGACGTCTGATGTTGCTTCGTTGAGGATCAGGCCGGGGTCCTTGGAGCCTGTGACCTTCTCGCGGCCGGGTTGTTGTTCGGTGCCGAGCCGTTCTTGGAGGTCGGGCCAGGCGTCTGCGATGCCGGTCATCTGTTGTTGGAGGTGGTCGGCGCAGGTGTCGCAGATGTGGGAGTGGAAGGCTGCCCTGCGTGGGCCGCCGTGGTCGTCGGGTCGGCACACACCCGATGTGCACAGCGCGGGCCATTGCGGTTCCCAGGTTCGGACGCTGTTGTGGCGGGCGATCCTGTCGGCGGCGTCACTCATCCGGCGTCACCCATCCTCCGGCTCGCCGACACCAGTAGGCGGCCTGGTCGCCGTCGCCGGTCACCTGCAGCCAGTGGTCGTAGTCGCGCCACCACCGGTGGTCCTCCTCGGCGGCCCGCAAGTCTTGGCGCGTGTACGGCTCGTCGTCGCGACGACGGTCGGCCTTGGTAGTCACAACAGCAGCCACGGACGATCACACTCGATGCAGTGCGGTGTCCCGTAGTAGCCCGTCACGCGACCCTCAAGGGTCAGGGTCACGGCGCCTCGGTCGCCGGACTCCAAGGGGTCGCCCTTCAGCACGAACCACTGCGACCCGCACGGACACTCGGCTGACCCGGTACCGCCACGTCGCTCCCTCGCTTGACTTAGGTCCACGATCTCGCTCATTCGCCTGCCGCCCTTTCAATCGCGCCGGTCAGTAGCTCGACGAGCACCTCGTGCAGTTCGGCGAGCCCGGCGCAGTGCCGGTGGGGAACCGTCGCATGCGGCCGGCGACCACTGCGGCGTGTTGCCGGGCCTCGGCGGTGTGGTCGGTCACGTGCCGTCCGCCGGGTCGGGCAGCGTCCCGGTGCACGGCCCGAGGCGGGCATGCGCCTTTCGCTCCATGGTTTCGATGCTGAGACGCCCCAGGTCACCAGACATCAAGTCGCCGCGGGCCACCCGCCGATCAAAGCGTCCGCGCTCTATCTGCCGTTGCCATGGCGCGACCCAGCACGCGACCCGGGCGGTGACGTCGCAGGCCGCGTCGACCAGGACACCCGCCGCGAACGACGCGCCGAGAGCGGCGCCAGCCAGGAACGTGGCGCGGGGGGTCACGAGGGTCGCCTCGAATGAGCCAGGTGGAGCTTTTGCAGGTCATCCATCTCCTCGCTGGCGATCCCCCATGCTTGCTCGCCGCGCCATTCCTCCAACTCTTGGATGTAGCCGCAACTGCCCCCTGTGCCTCCATCGCAGTAGGCGATGACGGTCCAGGTCCGATCTTCATCCGACGCAATCCCGCCGCCGACCCACAACACGCCGTCGCAGGTCACCGGGCCACCACCCTGAGTAGCGCGGCGTTGTAGTCGGCGGCCATCTTGCGGGCGGTGTGCTCGTCGTAGCCCTCACGTACCCGCTCAACCCGGTAGCCCTCGACGGCCTCAGCGACGGGCGCCAACAGATCGGTGAGGGCCATCATGGAGACCGCGAACTCGTTCGTGGCCGGCTCTTCGCTGGTCATCACGCCTCCTTCACGACGATGAACGCGCCGGTCGGCTGGCCGGGCGCGGCGTAGAACTTGATGGCCTTGATGCGCACGATCCGGGAGTCGTTGACGAACACGCCCGCGGTCTGCATCGCGTCGAGGGTGGCGCGGACAATTTTGTCCAAATCGGGCGCCCGGTCGGGGTAGGGCGATTTTGGCTTCTGCGGCCTCGTGAGCCGGAAGGTGGCTGAGAGGGCTAGAGGACCGTCCAACGTCCGCCAGGACCGCCCTAGAGCCCCGATTTCGACCCTTGCAGCGGCTTCCACGGCCGCGCGCCACGGTTTGACGTACTTCGACTGCTCGATCATGCGCCCGGGACCGAGGGCGCGTTTGCTGCCCTGCGGCGCCGGGCGGCCGACGACGTGGAACGCGAGCCCGGT